TCAATCTTAATCACCTTCAGTTTTTCCTTCAAGTAGTAATTTTTACGATGATTACCATGACGCTTAAGGTAATTACCCGGGAATTGAAGGTCGTCCAGGTATGCTTTCTTCTTATTCATGTGAGTTCTTGCAAGACGTCCCAGGATTTGCAAAGACTTCTCATTAGAATCCATTGATGCAGTATTCTGCAGATACTTTAATTCTGGGAAGTTTTGACCTCTAGAGATAATCGTAGTAGCGATTAGTATATCTATTTTCCCCTCTCTGAAAGCTTGTAAAATTTCATCTCGCCCTTTTGTCTTGTGATGTACATATTGTATGTTGTATTGATTCCCCAGATGTTTAACGTAGTACCGATAAAGGTTTTCACAATGTCCTATGAACTTACATACAATGAGTGCCGGCAATCTCTTCCGGCGGATGTTATACTTAGTGCGAGACAAAGAAAGTCTCCATGCTTTGACATTGTTAGATATTACCTCATGATATTCGGTGGGATAATCTTCATCCTTGGTATACTTGTAATGGGCATATACCAACTTACAGATAATAGGAGTAGAGTATCCTCTGTCAATCATCTCTACTAACTTTACCTGATTTACTTTATCACCTATAAATGACATTATATTCATGTTGTGTACCAACTTCTTCTTAAGGTCACTCATGTAAAGAGTACCACTCAATCCTATTCGTACTCTTGAATTGTATAGGTGTTGTATTACCGTCTTATAGGTTTTGTTATCAATCACGTCAGCCTCATCTATAAGTACCATATCTATTTCAGATAGGAACTTTTGATATCGGTTTATATTACCTGCTAGTGATTGAACCATACAAACGTTAAAGTTACCCCACTCACTACATTTACTACCCTGGATAAATGCTACCTTTTCTCCTGGGAGTAACTCTGGAATCTCTTTCTTGAACTGTTTGAATAAGTCTGCACTGTTTAACAATAAAACAGTCTTCAGTTTTCTCTTGAAAGCCTGGTGTAATCCGCAGAACACTAAAGTCTTTCCGAAGTTAACTGCTAAATCTGATGCACAAATAAGGAAAGATGTATCTCCAACCTTATTATACAGTATCTTTTCTAGAGCTTCTCTTTGTACTTCCCGTAGTTCTTTATCCCCCATAACTGTTGGAATTACTGGTTTAACTCCTAACTGGGGTCTATTATCTATGATTTTAACCTCCTGTCCCATTTTACGGCATTCATTATAAACCTTATTTAGAAGGCCTATTTTGAATTGCCCATAATCCGAGATATATTTTACATAACCATCCCAGTTCTTTGCCCTGCTATACATCATTATATGCCAAGCGTCCGGATGTTTAATCCGGAACATTTCATACAACTTGTTTGTGAACTTAGCTGGGCCAGATAATTCACAAACATTGCAGTTCTTTATGGTTATAGTTATCATAATTTTGTGGCCATATCTATTATACCGAAAATACCACACATGAAAAACATGAGTAGTATTATTATACACACTGTCTGAATAGCCGTTGCTATAACGTTATCCCAGTCTATTTTCATATTCCTTGTTTATTAAGCATTTCTATTATATTCAGAATAATTACCAATACCCATCCCAGTATACATATTCCCAAGTACACCTGCAATACAGTGCCCCAAATATCTTCCCAATCCCTTTTCATAATCTCTATTTTTTGAAGGCGTCCCAGTCCACATGTTCTGTTTTAGGTCGAGACACTATATTAAATTTTGCCATATAGTTAATAACCCTTTGACGAGCTTTATCATTGGATAAATCTTCTATTTTAGGTATACCATTACAAAATTCGAGTGCATAGAATTGACCGAGTACAAAGGTCTCATAATCAACCCCAATCTCATCAGCTAATTTCCTTGCCCTTACAAACCATACATACTCCTGAGGATTCTTATCATAGGTATTATTTATACCTATTCTATCGAGAATCTCTTTAGTATAATGTTCATACACCTCTCGAGTATATTCAGGGTGTTTATCCTCTTTAACTTCCTTATCAGCCTCATATACATCCATAATCCAATTAACCCTTTGATGTAACCAATTTGCACAGAAGTTATAGTTAACTCTTTTTGCTTGGGACATTAACTTAATACCTGTGGTTACAAACTCGATATATCCCTGACGAGGTTCGAACCCAAACTTTTGACAAAACTCATTTACAACAGGTACCAACTCTTTTACTGAGGCCCATTGTAAATCGGTTTGCTTTATTTTAGTTACTCCTATGTGTTTGAGTTGGATTCTAGTAGAATAGATGATATCTGCTAATAAGTTTGCATCTCCTATACTTCCTGAAGCTCTACGAACAGCTTGGGTTTGTACCTTTTTATTCTCTCCCACCACTGAACGGTGGTCTAAAGAATATTGTCTAGCTTTAGTGAAAAACTTATCAACAAATTCTTCTGATATCATACCTCCCATCTCATTCCAGAGTTTATAGAATAGAGTTTTGGAGATATGTATGGAAGGTTCTCTTTTTGCCATTATAATTTCAATTGTGATTTTATAGATAAAAGTTCTTGATAAGTCTGATATGTCGTCTCTCGTACATATTCTAAAGTCCTTCGCTTACCCAATGAATTGACATCCTCATTATCTGGTAAGAATACCACCTTTACTTTTTTGAAGGGTACCAACTTGAAGGCCAGGTCTAATGCCTTATCTTTAGCATCAGGGTCAATCAATATGATAAACTTCTCAACTGGACTCTTGATGAACTTGTTTACCTGGTATCTGCTGACGGCCTTACCTCCGGTTGCAATCCCATTCTCTCCCAAAGTTTCAGCATTGATTGCACCCTCACAAATATAAACGGTTCGGTATATTTCTAGAGCATCCGCATTATATATAATAAAACTCTTTCCCAAACCTGTTACATCTACTTCTGGGTTGTTATATTTGGGACCAGCGCCCATATATAATCGAGCATTGAAATAAGTTAATTGCCCATGCTCTGTAAATGGGATAATGATATATCCAAGATACTTACCTGTGTTACAATATCCCCATCCTTTACGAGCTAACTCTTCTATCTTAAATCCCCGTTTCTTAAGGTAATTCCTGGCAGACCTTGCCAATAGAGAAGTGCCCATAGATATGTTCTTGAATCCCTCTGGGAGGAAGAACTCTTTCTTACCTTTTAACTCAACCTTCTCTTCTTTGAATACATATCCAGAATAATCTCCTGATTCGAGTATAGATAGTACTTCTTGAAAACTATCTGTACTCTCCAAATACATTACCAAACTTATAGGAGAAGGATGTTCACCACACTTAAAACAATTACATCGATTGTTTGAAAGGTTGATACCAAACTTCTTTTCTCCTCCACAGTAGGGACAGTCTGACTTCATCCATGAGTGTCTGTAGTCAAAGGCTCCTATCTTCCTCATAAAGTATTGATGGAGCCTACCCTTGAAATTACCATTAAGCTTCATAATACCCAGTCTTTATTTTATGTACATACCTATTCATACTACGTGTTGATATACCCCAGGCTTTAATTAAAGCCTTTATTTTAGTCTTATCATCTATACATTTTAATAAAGTCTGATATCTAACTTTAGTGAGTATTGAACGAGGATTCCTGAAGCATTTGAGTTGTTTGATACCAGGACGGTGTTGACCTTTTGTACTTCTACCATCACTAACCATTTGTTGAGAATTTTCTTTATAGGTACCCCAATATAAGTTCTCAACCCGGTCGTTGGATTTATTATTATCTTTATGACATACACAAGGTTTATTTTCTGGATTAGGTATATAAGCTTCAGCCACTAATCTGTATACTTTCAGATTATATCTTTTACCATTCGAATATAGATGAACTATATTTCTACCTGTACGATAGTGAGGATGTATAGTTACTTCACGATTACGCCTTATATTATATACCTTTCCATCTTTAGTTACATGGTACAAAGGAAAACCTTTTATATTACTGTTAAGTCTCATATTGTAAACGAAAGTACCCGACCATGAATAACATAGCCGGGTAGTTATTACTTAATAGGCAATCTCTTACAGAACTCCGGTATTAAGTGATACATTATATAACCTCTCCGAATCTTTACTAATTCTTTTTGAGCTTCCTCTAACCGTAGTAAATTAGTAGGAAATGGAATACAGCATTCATCATAACTCTGATTGTAGCCTACTTTCCTTACAAATGTGCTGCCATTAGGAACACACATCTTAAAAGTTATAGAAGCTTTAGGTTCATTTATATGTACCCATTGTTTAGTGAAATATCCGAGAGCATCAGTTTCATTTACTGGGCATACTATCTCATATCGGTTACCGCCTTGTCTTCTTAAACATATTTCTTTGGAAGCTCTCCTCCGAAACATTTTTAGTAATCGGATGTTCATGATTACATGTGTTCAGTAGCATGAAACTCTCCTATATGTAATACCGAGTTGCATTGAGGACATTTAACACTTTCTTCCCCATCATGTCCTGGACCATAGCTTAAGTCTAAGAATATTTCCTTCCTATTGAAGGCTATTACTTTTTTACACTTGTTACAAGATGTAACACCTTCTCCAAACTTAGCCAAATCCATAGAATCAATAATTCGTGCCATACAATTTTAATTATTTAAGGTTTAACTAAATATCACCTGAGGTTTTACTTCTCTTTTCTGGGTCTGCATTGGGATTACTTACCCTTTTCTTTTTCTTAAGTAAATCATCTACCTGTTTACCCATGGACTCATCGTACTTAGCTCTAGCCTCTTTTGAGAACTCTTTCATACGTTGTCTTTCGGGGTCCATATTAAACATTACCCGACCATTTGGAACTCCATCACGTTGAACTACAACTTCCATTCTCATGATATTATGTTCCTCTTCGTCTTGAGTAGAATTTAATCCCATGACGCATTTTGCATTCCTTATGATAGATATAGCAGAAGCAATATCATTATCCTCGTATCGAGTTTCTTGATGCTTAGCTCCTTCTCTGGTAACATGTTGGGCAGTCCATACAGCATCAAGTCCCAACTCATCACCCATATTATCAATATCTATATATACATTGTTGATACGTTCTACATCGTCCCTATCTCTAGCAATAGAAGCTAATTTTGCAGCGTAGTCAATCATTATGACATGGACTTTGATACCTTTCTCGGTTTCCAGTTTCCTGACCAAGTTCATAATGGTATTACAATCTGCAATGGTTGCAGGTACACGCTCCACAATAAACTCAACCCCGAGTCGTTTATATTTACGCATGTGCCTTTGCTCCATTTTATCATAATCACCGGTTAACATCTCTCTCTTAGTTTTATTTAGGGTAGACTGAATCATACGGTCCATTAACTGGTTTTTACCATTTTCGGTATCTATGTAAAGAACATTCTTTTTCATAGCCAGATATCCCCGAGCAACATTGATAAGTGCAAAAGTCTTTCTTCGTTTGGGACGGTCAATTAAAACGAAAAGAGAGTTCTTGGGATATCCATCTCCATTACCCAACCTATTCAACTGCCAAAATGGAGTGGGAACTACATCTGGGTCAACCTTTCGCATAAGTTGTCGCATTGCAGTTCCACTAACCATTAACAAAGGTTCGTCCTTCTTTTGTGGTTTTGAACTTTGTAGAATCTTAGTTAGTTTAGCTTGATAGGTTTCGTAAGAATTGTAATCAGAGAAGTCCATACCTTCATTTAAGGCTTTCAATTCAATGTAGGCAATAAACTTGTGTATGTTCTCCAGAACAATATCTACATCTTTTAGAGGCTTATTATAAAGTTCAGATATTAAACTATGAATATTAGGGATATCATCCTTGGTAACTAAGTCTACATAATCCTTACCTTCTAACAAAGTTTTAACCTGCTCAACCATTAAGACCTCACTTGGTATTCGTTGATATTTCTTTACGAATTTTACCAAGGCCTCTACTACTATTGAGTGTTCAATTAAAGTAAAGTACCCAGGTTTTATCTTTGTAACATATAGAAGAGCTTCCTTCCCTTGTACCAAAAACCTAAGTACTTCTAATTGAAACTCGATAGAGAACGTAAACTTGTCCCAGGAGTTTAACCTCTTCTTTACCCTATTTTGTTTCATATATTATATAATATTCATGAGTGTATAATCAATAGTATCTGCTAGATAATATAGTTCTCCAAGCTCATCTTTGAACATACTTGAACACAGACGGTGAAATAATTTTGATAAAATTCATACAAGTTGTTACTTTATTATTTATATTTGCATTGTTAAAAATCTTTACTACTATGAAAGGCAACAACGGAAGTGAACTACATCGCTTGACAGAATTAAAACCTTATGATGAGGATTTGTTTAATAGGTTATATAAAACCTGCAAACCCTTAATCCGTAGACTGACGAGAGGAGTTGATTCCAGAAGATTTAATCTCACACCAGATATAATTAACTCTTTCTTCTGGGATAAGTTCTTGTACGTCTTCAATAAATATCAAGATGAATACGATGAGGAGAGATTGAAAGCAACTCTCTTATCTTCCCTGCAAACTTATAAAAGTAAGTTACTGAGGAATGCTTATACCAAGCAAGCAGAGTTTAACCAGGAGTTAACTTCTTTCGAAGTGTTATTTGACAATAATAAGGAGCTACTTGATGATTCTGATGAGACCAGAATAAAGGAGGAACAGTCTCAAAGATTCCATCAGTACATGAAAGAACACCTTACACCCGATGAGTATCTGGTTATGCAGATACAACTTGAGCCTCCCAAATGGTTTGAATCCCGTATCAAGGATTCTCATGGCAAGCTTTCTATATTACATCTTATAGATTACTTTGAATTACCTCGGGATAAGTTTGCAGTTAATATGTTTTCCCGGATGAGGAAAACCATTCAGAGGGTTTTAGAACAAGCTGCAGTAGACCTTAAACAATGAAAAAGGCCAGAGTGAGGTTAGCAATAACCTCACCCCGGCCCCACTTAACCAACTCAACTATGGTTCAGTTTACAATATAGGCACATAACCCTCGGCTTGTATACCCGCATATTCTTCCCCAGTTCTATCAGAGATGGGTATAGTAATCATATGGGCTACTTCTACCCATGCTTCCGGACCAGATGCTTTAGTTACTGTACCCACTGATGCCTTAACCCTTGCTACGGAGTTAGTTATCTCTAACCATGAAGTATATTTAGAGAACTCACAATCTTCACTTGAGGATAATTCTGGCCTTATATCTCTGGCCTTAAAAGTAGACGGCATAGCCATCATTACTCGAGTTATACTTTCAGAACTGTTCCTTAACCTCAGTATTGCTGATAGCATCAAGGACATCCTTGAATTCTTAGAAAATAACTTGGATAAATCATAGGTCAAACCCGCATTACTAGTTCCCTTACTGTATAAGTATACTACTACTCTTAGGGTTAAAGTAGATGTACCCATTAAAGCTTTTATATAAGCATAATGGTTAGGAGAGCTAGTTGTACTAAATGATAAATTACCACTATCTGCTACTTCTACTTTTCCTAATCTACTGTGTAACCTTTTCAAATTCATAGCTACTCTCCATCCGATAGCAGCATCAGGATTCATAAGTTGATAGAACCCAGTAGGTACACATATACTCCCATTACTATAGGCAGAAAATTGAGGGAGTATACAACCCACTAATTTCCAAGTTTCTTTACCACGGGGGGGAGATACAAAACTATATTCCATGGCCCCCTCTGAATTGGGTTTAAAGCTTACAGTGCCTATGTCCCATTTGTCCGTGGGTACCTGTTGGGTTTTACTATCTATATCTATCTCGGGAGATACGAAAATACCCATAGCATCTGATGACTCATACCACTGATAATTAAGGGTTTTGGTTACTGGTCTAGCTGCAACAAAGTTAGAACCATTTATATTTAGCTTAGTAAAAATAAAACCCTCATTATCATCCGAATAAGCTGAGTCCTTAGATACTACTACTTCTATGCCTTGACCTAGAGAAGAGATTAAGTTATTCACATGACTCATTAAATAATTAACATCTCCGGGAACTGTACTTTCCTCCAGAACTTTTACCCTAGCCTTGAGGTCAAGAATATCCAAAGGATTCATTCCGTATGGCTTTACAGGGAATTGACCATGGATAGGTACCAAACACAAAGTGTAATTCAATGAAGACATAATAGACTTATATCTTTGATTGCTTGGGTCACTATTCCATTCAGGTCTCCATCCAACCAAGTATACTCCTATGAGAGAATCTACATTCTTGTTGAAAGGCATCCCTGAATCAGCCAGGAGTTCTAACATCCTTTCATAATCCCAAGAAAGTACCTCATCAAGGCCATACACCTTGTCAAAGGTTAACCACCCACAGGTGAAGTTAGTTACACTGGGGGGATTTTCACTTCCATCGGGACGATAGGTATGAGTTGCTTTTACAGCAAATGCCACCAGCTTCTGAGGATTACTTAGACTTGGCCATCCACCCGATGGTTGTACTCCATTAAAGGTAAGTACATCCGGAGCTATGTGACATAACCCATCAGGAGTGGTGTAGGCATTGAATACTTGGCCTGCAGTATTATCCTTATTTGAAAGAAATACCCTACGAGCTCTTCCCAGGATATTAGCCACTCCTGAAGGTAATGTACTCGGCTTCTTGAATACACTGGTTATGGTTACATCTTGTTGGGTAGTATCTACCCAGTCGAAGCCGCAAATAGGACCGGTACCAGCCGTTATGGCAAGAGGTTCCATAATCTCTTTAGATTCTATCAAATCTCCGTAGACTTGGTAGAACCTCGGTTGTACTATCCCATTTACTACTTCGGTTACATTATTCTGTGCCATGGTTATATTTTTAACTTATCGAGGTTCTCATCGATGAATATTAAGGCCTTGGTTAAAGACTCTACCAGTTTCTGGTTTACTGAGTCATCCTCGAGTAAAGCCACGTCATCTGGATTATCCTGGAATAACCACTCGAGGAGTACTCCCCAGTAGTTGTTGCCCATCAGTACAGTAAAATTGGCTTCCTTATCAGGGTCACCATCTGATGGGTCTGTTCTGTGTTTATAACCATCTGTAGTGGGGAAGTCTTCCTGCAGTTGTTCGAATATTACTGTAGCAAATAAATCCGAACGGGTTTGTCCTTTGGTGGTATATATTTCAAATCCCCGGGCAGTGCACCATTCATTTCCCATGCCTGCGGCATTGTTATGAAGTGAGAGCAGAAATTTAGTTCCCCCTCGAGGAGTATCTAAATTATTTGCAATCTCTTTTCTTCTAGACAACCCGATTTCGGTGTCTTTGGTATTGGTGAATGCTACTTCAAAACCCTCATGTTTGAGACTTTCAGCTAACATTTTACCTACTTTCCTACTCCACAGGTATTCCTTGTGTCTACCGTCTGGAGATTGTTTCCCGGCCACATCTGACCCATGAGCAAAGTCAATGATGGGCAATAATCTTCGTGCCATGTTATAGTTTTTTAAGATACATTAACTTTAATCCATTTAGATACATACCCACTGATTGGTCCATATTGGATATTGTAAATTGGTCCTTCGGTATATATATCTGTTCTATTACCATATCTTTAATTGCCTCGTTATCTTGAGGCTCAAAGATATTTACCAGAGATTTTCCATTACAGGTGAAGTTTGATAGTAATCCACATAGTTCGGAATACTCATTATTCACCAAGCTCTCTACCTTCTTTACAGTTGACTCTTTGTTGTCTATATGATTCTCAAATCTGATTCGCAGTATCGCATACTTCAGGATGTGCCCCAAGCAATTGAATTCCCTACGTATCAGTATCTGAGCTTCAGTTATACCTATGGTAGAGTCAGCAGCTCCATCAAAGAATTCCTTTACCTGTTGTGATGATTCTGATACCACGGTTACCTTTTTATTTAGGTTCCAGATGGTATATACGAACATTACTACCATCACTAAAACCATTACCATGAATATACCGAATATCACTTTGAGTGCCCCATAATTAGAGGCAGCTTCAGCCAGTTCAATCGAAGATTTAGTTAGAGATTGAACTACATGGTCAAGTTTGGGATCTTCTTGAGCAAAAGAAGATAATAAAGCTATTAGAGGCGCATTAAGCATATACAATGTAGATTACGGCAGTAGTTTGTTCAAATACAACAGAACTGTCCTTGGGTTCAAAATATTTTACATTTATGGGTAGGTACTTATTGACAATGTTTACCAGAGTCTCTCTTACCTTGTCACTGTAGTCGGAGGGATGTTCTGATTGTATTTGTTCCTTTTCAGCCTCTATCTCTTCTTCAGTGGCATCGGGATTCATCAGCTTCCACTCTTCCAACAATTGTTCTTGAATCTCCTGGTCTTTCCTTACCATAAAATCCCATTGACCCTTTGGTATACCAATAGTGAGAATCATTGGGACACATTCCCAACAATCCGTTTCAGTATCGTAGGTAGCTGAAGGAGTATCGAAGTGAGAGATAGTATCATAGTTTACAGAACCATCGCCTATTGCCTGGGCTACTGATGCTTTGGTACTTTCATCTACTTCTGTGAGAGTAAAGGTCACTCCATAAAAACGGCCTAATATTTCATAAAACCGTCTAGTGCCTCGTATCTTGTACAAGGATATGGCGTATCTTAGAACTAGCCGGTAATCCGCGGTAGGAAAACCCCTATCTTCTTTTACCCAATTCTCTAGATTCTTCTCTGTATAAGGTTCTCCCTTAGTTAATACGCCATAGGCATACGGTATGAACCCAAAGTATTCCCATAGATAGTTCAGGAATATAGGATTAGCTTTATCCACATCCAAACATTCCATGAAATTATCTATATCGGGCATTACCTCAGTATCGAAATAACCCGAACATACATCTATGAACCTTTCGAATATACCTTTGCCTTCTGAATCCTGGTAGGTATCATTGGATTTATAGTAATGGTCGAAAAGGTTACTGAAGATGTAATCCCTGAAGAATGTCTTCGCTGGATTAAACCACTTCATTGATTATGAGTGTTATGTTATCCGAACTGATAGTGGGGATATTGTAGTTGTGAGGAATCAGGTCTACCAATCTGCCGTTGCTTCCCATCGGTTGGGTGGTTAATTGATATACTGTTCCGTTTTCGTAGTTTGCATTTTCAACCGGTAAGTTGATTGTAAGGCTGAACTTTGACTTGGTCAGAGTTACCTCGAGAGGTTTACCATATTGACCAGAGTATAGAGCATTACCCGACAAGTCCTTGTTAGCATACACCTTGTAGAAGGCATTGCCGTTTTCTATTACGGTCTGTATGTAACAATTCTCAAAATCAGATTCCGGAGTAGAGGTTGTAAATGATATCATCTTGAAGTAGGTGATATTCAGTGCGGGCACTGATACTATCTCTTCCGTATTCTGAGAGTTGATATTTATGGCTATCGGGTACGGCAGTAAGTACAGCTCGGTTATGGTAAGGAAATCAACCATGGGCTGATTATCCATGAGAGCATACAAGTCAGACTGTCTTACCGGTTTATTGATATCAGAGTTCTGATAGTTATAAGCGTCCAACAATGCTTTCTTTACCTGGTTGCTTATATCTATGGATTTGAAAGACTTCCTACCAGTAATTTCAGCCGAAAGGTAAATCTTGGCTGCATGTGTAGAATACACACTTACTCGAGTGGTTAACACCTTAGAAGATTCCATCCTTTGCTTTACATTGTTAATAAGCTCGGTGCTTGCTTCTGAACCACCATCTGGAGTGATATATACTTCTACATATTTTCCACAGATGTAGTTACAGTAAGCTTTATCTACTCCATCTATTAACATGGCTATGGCCTCATAATCTTCTTTGGTGATGGCCACTCCCAGAGTCTTAATACTTAATGGTATATGCTCTTTGAGGGTATCAAAATCCTCATAGTCAGAGCCCCCGGTAGCAGCTATAGTATTGGTTAGAGTAAGGCCAGAAGTTACATCGGTCATTACATCTGGAACTTTGTCGAATTGGTTTGCCGGTATATTACCGTTTGCACCATACGTAAGATAGTACTGCCCCTTGATGAGTGAACCTATGGTTGGTTTCCTACCAAACTGACCATCACCAAATACCAGGTACGGAGTGAGAGTAGTATCAAGTTCTACCTTGTACACCTTATCACCAGGACCTGAATAAGCAAAAGTATCCACCAAGGTCCAAGCTTCTCCACCAATAGTAAGTACCATAGAACCTTCTACATACTTCTTATCCGTGGGCAAATCTCCCAAGGTTATGATAATGTCATGAGAAGTATAAGTACCCAGTTCTACTTCCTCCACAGCCTCCTTTTGAGCTACTGGTACTTTATAAGTATAAGTACCCCTTTCGATAGTTACATTACGAGTAGTTATCCACTGTTTACCATCCTTTGAATTAAAAATGGTGTTCTGCGGTACTTGTATATCTACAGGGAAAGGACTTCCATCTTGCATGTAAACAGTTAAGTCTACTGAAGAGGGGATGGCTGATTTTATATGATAATCCACCAGCTTAGCATGTTTGTATAGAGATGAATACCTTCGACAAGTTGGGAGGAAAGCTTCCCTTGCCATACCGTCGATGTAGTAATGTATTACCTCGGCAATACCTGCAAATATTGAGAGTGTAAGGATGAAGATATTACCTTCACTCATATCCGTTATCTCTGGAACCCTTTCATTCAGAGATTGAATCAGTTTGGCTTTTATGTCATTATATGACCTCTGAAAAGGGGTGAGCCAAGGGTTGCTAGTAGACATTTGTTGTAGAGTTATTTAAGTTATACTGAAAGTTTAACTCTTCTACCCTTTGAGAGTTCTGTACCTTGAAATATATCAAGAGTCTTATAGATTCCTTGGTGGGTTTCAGAGCGAATACCTTTAATGCAGTTATCCGAGGTTCCCAAGCTGCTATGCCATCCTTCACGAAATTTTTAATCATGAGATTGAGAGCACTGGTGTTAGGTTCTTCCAAACATTCCCAAGTTCGAGAACCAAAGTCCTCTTGCCTGAACCTTTGGCCTATCTGATAGGTTAGGATAGCTGTGAGATTCTGCTTTATTAAAGCAACATCCCCTCGGAGTATATACCACCCTATCTTTGGTACTACTCTTCCATCTGGCAGCTGTACTGATTCTGGTTTCCCATCACTCCCGAGGGCTTGTTCAAGCTTTATCGGGAAATAGGCACCACTACCAATAGTGTTGAGTTGATTATAGTTTGCCATTAGTTAGGTTGTTTAATTGTTTCACTTTCAATATCCTCCACCTTGGTCTCTTCCAATTTAGAACCAGCCCAAGATGCAGCAGCAGTCTTCAAAGCACCACCACCGTCCTGAGGTTTAGGTACCCAGTTAGTAAATGTCTGCTTTATTTTATTTAGGTCTTGCTCAATTTTATTTAACCTCCCTACTACCGAATTGGATTCAGGAATACCAACTTCTCCCCCCTGCATTATAATGTTATTCGCATCGACGTTTATGTTACCGTCTAGAGACTTAACAATTATATCTTGTTGGATTATTGCAGTTAATACTCCCGATTCACTTTCATCCAGTATAATCCTATTGCCTTTGGGTGTAATAAACCCAAGTACATGGGGTTTGTCTAAGTCAGGAGGCATCTCTCCGATTGCCCAGCCATGATAAGACCAGAGGGGGTGTCTTGGGTCTCCATTTTCAAATTCTACATATACTATAGAACCTTCACGAGGAGATAACCATTTGAATCCAGAACCAGGACCTCCTTGTTGATGCTTAGGATAGGCCCATACTTCTACACCTCTTAGTATACTCGGGAGATGTACACATACCTTGTTTTGAGAGTCAGGGTCATTAGAAGTTATTACTATACCTCGATAGGTAGAATAGAATCTTCCAATGGCCTCTATACCTCTTTGTTGAATTATTTCGTATAAGGTCATTATTCTCTTGGGCTTATGTTCCTACCTACTTGAAAGTCAATTCTTGAATCTACCTCTACTTTATAATCAGCAGGGTTGTCGGGGTTCTGACGTACCACAATTTGACGACCAGCTCTTTGAGGATTCTCCTTGTCCTCTTCTGTCCAAGTTGAAGCTCGGTATCTAGCCACCTCAGCCTTAATCTTACTTGGTATTTTCCAAGCACCCGTAGTATAAGACTCTTCAGCTATGTCATGAGCTTTTTGGAATACTTCCTGAGTATTGACAGAAGTAGATATTCGATTCAGTATAGAGTTACGTGACTTCTTCTCAAAAGTAACCTCAGTGAAATATCCCCCGGTATCAAAGCTATGTTCAACCTCTTTTGCATACCAGTCACCAGAGTACTTTTTACCGACATTCTTTATCTCAATGATTTGAGAAGACTTCATATCGGGGTTACCAACGAACTTGGCTTTTGCTTTAATTTGACTATTCACCGATTCGATGATGTCATTAGACATGAAGCTTCCCATGGTTGTGAATAAAGGGTCAGCTACTACTCGTACACCTGGTACTTGTATTTCTAATTCCATTTCGGCTAATACCTTAGAACGGTCTGAACCGGGATGGTCATAAGGATAATCTCCGTAAGGTCTCTCCTGAGAAGACCCCTGGATGACCAAGCTTACATCGGTTCTCTTCTTCAAAGCATTGTAACCTTGTCTCCATCGATTTTGCCACTGAGCTGTGCTACTGTTAGGAGCATAATCTATGGGATTCAGCTTTACCAACACCTTTCTCCGAATGACAAAGTTAGATACCTCATCTGGTGGTGGTGGAAGACTTACATCAGTTTTACCTGAACGTATTGCATCTTCGAACCCCTTAAGTCCATCTTGATACTTTTTCCACTCGGCTTCTATCTGAGAATTGTAAGCTTTAACTTCATCCTCAGTTAATGAGGGATTTGAAGCTATCTTCTGTTTAGCATCAGTTACAGAGTTATATACTGGAGGCTTTTTAGAAGAATTGTTTACCTGACGACATGTAGAGGTACTTGGTATTATAGCCCTTTCGAACTTTGCCATACGAGTAACATCTCTTGGCTCCATAAGTATCTCAGGCTTATTCCTTCTTACATAGGCGTCTGGCTTACATGGGTCATCATTGGTAGGTATACATTGAACTACCTCTGTTTCCACAGTTTTAGTATCAGGGTCTATACTTGAAGCTTTACCAGCTTCTATACTTTGTACGTATTTAGTTTGAACCCTGAACTCTAACAGTTCTCCAGTTCCACCAGCATAGGTATATGCAAATACCGTTTTACCTGACTGCTTTCCATTGTGTATCTCTATCTTGTTATCACGAGTGTCTACAAAGTTAGGACCTCCTGGCATAGCCTTAACTATACCCACTAACTGAGAGTATTTGTTTAAGAATGTAGCCGAACCTGCAATTACAGTACCTTCTGCAAATGTGGCCGGTATCATCTTTAACTTATATCTATCAGGGTCCTGAGCAGGTTTAGAAAGGTTCTCTGGAGTCAATTCAAGTATTTTTACTCCTACTAACCCATCATCTATCTCCTCAGAGTTTTGTATTTTTGTATAACAAGGTAAGCAAGGCTTACTTTTCTCTTTGCTCTGTTTTGCCATCACATGGTTGATTATCGGTTATTACCAGAGCTGTACCAGCTTTCTGAGAGTAATCCGTTACAATTAAAGGCATCTTACCCAAGGCTAATTCCTTGAATACCTCCAAGTACTCGGTTTTATTACCCACAAATTTTGAAGGTTCGGCTTCCAAGAACATCTTTGCATCAGCAAATTCTATGGTAAACTTTACTCCCTCTGGTGTAAACTCTATCTGATGACTCTTTATGTTGACCAATCTTACAGGACCGGATTTGAAAGAGCTGTCACTGAATATCCATCCCCACTGTATCTTCAAGGGCATCTTGAATTGTAAAGAGGGATGGTCCACTATTCCTACAAAGTCAGTTACTATAGTAAACTTACCTTTGTCTCCTTTACCTTCTGTGTACTTGTAGTTGAAGTTCTCGACTTCCATACCGATGGGAATGCCATTGAACTCGTCCATAATAGGAGAGCCAGCTCCATCGAATATGGCAAGGTATGGAGTACCATTACCGTTTACGAGAATGGGTTTACTATCCTCCATAATTCGGTATGATTAACTCCATATCCTCATGAACATCTTCGAAAGGATTGAGAATATCATTGGCATCCGCAATTACTCCCCACATTCCAGAATCTCCATAGTATTTGAAGGCGATGTTTTGGATTGTTTCTCCTTCAAGTACCGAATGAATTATATGGTCTGAAGATATTGCAGATATATTCCTTTCCAAAGATACATCCCCGTCTGGGAACTTTATTACATAACTGTCCTCATAGGGACTTGTTCCTGGGATAGTAACCATAAGTATTTAATTTTGTGTGCCTACTCTCTCCGTATTGGAGTTTTCTAGAGAATTTACTTCCCCACCATCATAGATTACTCCAGGCGTATACTGCAACTTACTAGCAGGGATTATTTCTTCCCAAGTTCGATTGTTTTTAGTTACCCTTTTGAAGGTGAGTGTTTGGGTTGCACAATTAGGTAGTAGCTTAAGGTCAAAAGGTTGACTTACAGTACTTGCAATCCTCTGACCAGTCTCTGGGTCATTATCATACCTTTTCCTCATACGAGCTGCATTTTGAAAATGAGTTAATTCATATGGAGCTGAAGCTAGTATGAAAAGGTCGTCTTCAAATAATCCAGAATTACCCCACTGAATTCTTAGGGTAGGGGGTGATGCAGAATAACCGTCAGCTCTTGCCCAGGATTCGAGCAATCTACATTTATTCACCACATCGTCTCTGTGTTCAGCATCTACTGAATACCAAGAGATGTCGAATGTTATTGTATCTTCTCCTCCAGTGTAGAAATAAAAGGGGTTATTACGTCCCATGGATTTAACTGCAGCCCAAGTAGCATTAGGTTCTACTCGTAATCTGTCAGGCCTATTTTGAATCACTAAACTTACAGCGGGTGATACATTCAGGTTAGCAATAACAATGTCGTTCTTTATCAGTTCAGAAGTCAACTTGTTTGCTACAGTATAATCTATGGACTTAGCCTTCAAAATCTGTTCAGGAGAAACCCCAGCTGTTTCAGCAGCTATACGATTCTGAGTCCAAGGGTCCTGAGCCTGAGCTAAAGAGAACGAACCCTTTCGGGCTACATGCAGATTCTTTGCGTCATAGGCTTTACCCATCTTATTGGGTTCTGCCTTAGCCATTGGAGAAGTAGCCCTGTTTATGAGTATCAGGGCTCTCCATACTTTATTGAGAGGAGATTGGAATATCCTCCCTTGCTCAAGGTCAACTACTTCTTGAGCTACTTTTCCTAAAGGTTTTCCTATGAGCGATGCCATGATTTATTAGTTTACTCCAGCAGCTACATTTATCTCTGAATCTCTTTCACCAAGGTACTCTTCCAGGAACTTCTTACCATCCATATTGATAGTTAAGTGAGTACCTCTATTTTCCCGATTGTTGAGCTTATCAGTATAAACTCCGAGCATCTGTACTAACCACCGTATCTCTTGGATAGTTAACATTTGGAGATTATCCTTTTGTTTATAACCCTCTCGGCTGGCTTTGATAGCAGATGCCAGGTCATTTGTAGCCCTGGTATTTTCATCTTGAGCAGACTTGTTACCTTTAATAGCACTGTATATCATGGGCCCAAATATGGATATACCAGTAATAGCTAACCCAAGTGGACCTCCGAATAACCCGAGTAATCTAGAACCAAATCCCAGTATGCCTCTACCCACAGAAGCCAAAGCTCCTCGGGATGCCGCACCTGCTGCTGCCCCTGCAGCGGTACCCATTAAACCCCGAGTCATCTGACCCGCATTAGTAGTAGTAACCATTGCAGCAGGTACTGGAGTCCATCCAGAAGCTCCTCTACCAGTTTGGGCATAGTATCTACCATTGGCTCCCATTTTTGCTGGAATATTACCATTATAGAAATAACCGGGTAATCCAGCCATACCTGCAATGATAGTCGCACTTGCTCCAATACCAGCTTTCCTTTGAGCTATGATGGCTCTCTCCATGTTTAAATAACCCTGAGCAGACATAGTGGCTTGAGACCAGCCGCCCATCATTAACCTTATCATGGTTTTGAAGGATACTTGAGAGTCACCATTCAGTAATAACCAACGTGCTCTCAGTCCCATCCAAATAGAACCTATCTTTAAACCAACTGCAGCTATAGCAGCAAATCCCGCTATCCATGGACCAAATGGAGTTGCCATTAGGTCACGAAGCTGAGATATGGCCCAACCGAGCATATCCAGAAATCCCATTATAATAGGATTCTTACCCAGGGCTTCACTGAAAGTAGTCATAAGGTTCTCGGCAGCAGATTGGATAATATCAATTTTACCTGCAAGGGTTTCCATTCGTTTCCCTACTACCTCTTCAGCAAATCCCGCAGAATTGTTTTGTATCTTATTTAACAGGTCAAAGTAACCTTCAGTATCACGCATGATTGCAACTGCAGCACGCATACCACGTACACCGAAGATACTCTTGAATACAGCATTCTGGTCTATAGTAGACAATCCTTGAGTAGCTTCTTCTATTTTACCTAAGATTATGGCAAAATCTTGAAGGTCTCCATTGGCATCTACAAAATCCTGTTTACTCAGTCCTAATCTAGCTAAAGCCTTAGCTCCCTTAAAGTTAGGATTGGTTAATGACTGAGTCAGGTAGTCTGCCATATTTCTTATAGAAGTACCTGCCATAGAACCCTGAATACCTGCATTACCCAGAGTACCTATCATGGCAGCTACTTGTGGTAACTGCTGTCTCAGAGTTACCATGGATGCAGCTGAGTATTTTATAGATTCAGCTAAGTCTGCCATGGATACATTTGATGACATAGTCGCCTTAGTAAGCTGGTCTCCAACTACATTAGCTGCATTTTGACCCTCTAATTTGAAGGTCCTCATGATATTGGTCAGTAAGTCAGCTGTGCCTCCTTTACCTCCCAACTCCATGCCCGTGGCATTAGCCATCATGGCTGCACCAGATATCATTTGCTGAATCTGGTTTGCATCATTACCTGCCATTGCCAAGTATTTCATACCTGAAGCTATATCCCTTGACATGAACATGGTCCTTAAACCTAATGTCTGGGCAGTTTCGGATAACCCAGACATTTGATTTTCGGTAGCTCCAGATATAGCTCCCACTGAAGTCATCATGTCTATGAAATCAGCTCCGGTTTCTATAGTAGTGGTTAATGTTGATACTATCGAACTGGCCACACCACTGGCTATATTAGCGTACGACTGAACTGCGGTTAAGTTAGCCTGTACAGCATTCTTAGCATCCCTATGTAAACCTCGGATGACTGAGCTAGCTTCTCTTGCCTGGTTTGAAAACCTATCTTGAAGGACAAGGGCCACACCTATCTCTAGTTGTCCTGCAGAAGGACTACCACTTGTAAAAGCCATATAGTTTCAGATTTATCGAACAAAAGAGAGCTGCCCTACTTTCCTTTGGGCAGCTCTTTCTCAAGGGCATTGTAATATGCTTCGGCGGCTTCTATAAATTTCTTCCTTCGCCGCCAGGGGAGCTTTGCTAGAGTGTTAAAGTCAATACTAATATTAGCTTTAACAATGTATAGATATACATCTTCTAGTTCTCCCGTGGGTAGAAAAAATTATCTACCGCCATCACTGGTACCATAATCTTCTGTCCCGTTTCGGGGTCTTCGATTTGAGTAGTACCGTGGAATAGGGGGTCAAACCCTTTGATAGCAGACCTTATGTCCATCATATCTTTTGGGCTGAACATCCGGAAGTTCTTCACGGGTTCATAGTTGTCACCAACCCTCAGTTTGAGATTACGAGCGACTAACTCCTGATTTTTGGTACGTTCACTTGCGGGGAGATTTAAGACGTAGGCTTCCCCGCGGGCATTGAGGAGGTCGAAGCACATCTCTTTCCCACTTTTAGTAGTGAACTGTATTTCCGAGGTTTGTTTAGGTACTGGGTAGAATGGGATAGCGTTAGGTTTTGCTTCCATCTCTTCCATAGTTGGAACTACACCGTAGTCGAAAAGGAACTCTTCCTGAAGGTTTATTTCATAGTCTACTTCACGAACTTGACCATCGGCTGGACCATCCCAAGCATACCTGAAGTCAAGTATTTCCCCAAGAGAAAACACCCTGGAATTTACCATGATTGCATACCTGTCGAGTGAGGGCATTTTCTGCACATCTTCGGGGGTAAGCAATCGAGTTGCTGTTATATCAGTATCAGTTACAATGCCTGCAATGAACTTTGATATGTTCATGAAGGTTTTGGCATCTACCGGATTAGAAAGGATATCATCATCCTCTCCATTCTGTTCCCTTATAGTTACCTCGTAACCACTGGGGAGTTTGAAGGTAAGTTTCTTACCATAAAGTGTTTTGTCTTCCATGTTGTTGAGTTGTTAAGTGTATTCTTCTGAATATAGTCTTGGATACGAAAAAGGGAGAGTTCATTGCTGAGCTCTCCCTTGGTGATTCACTATTACAGCTTCTCGCAGGTGTCTACTGAGAACTCCAAATCCTCCAGAGTGTTGTCCGAACTCATTCGGTCTAAGTCCTGTCCGTTTACCTTGCAAGGCCATACTCCGGTACAAGTCCAGGAATTAAGGATAGATACTCCATCCTCGGCCAGCTCATTGATAAGTACGGTTTCCTTGTACTGACTTGGGGTTAAACCTCCCCCGAGCAGCATATCCTGTACTGACATCAGCCAATCCCATAACCAGGTATCTGAACCAGAAGTTGTCTCCAGCTTAGATGCAGTTAAGTTACCAACTGATACCCTGCCACCGGTCTTTACGTCGTAGTTTACATCCCCGTGTGCAACCTGTTCGATACTTATCTCAGGTACAGTTACCTTCTGAAAGAGGAAGGGGTTGATGGGGTGCTTGACAAATATTATTTGCCATAAGAACTTCTTCCTCGGGTTTTTTACTTTAGCTCCTGCCATAGTATTTATCGTATTTATTTGTTAGTTATTCTGGGCAGAGATGGATACTTCACCGGTGCTCTTGTTTACAGCAATGTCGATGATAACATCCATTTCGATATCCTGCATTGGAACAACCTCCTTATACTTCAGCTGAGCCCGATATTTACCCTGGCGAACGTCGGCCTCATTGTTTATCTGAAGCTCTTCGTAACTCTGGGCATCCTGGTCACCTATCCACTCATAGGAAGTGATGGCATTGCGGGTCTGCAGGTCATCCAGAATTTCTTTTGCTTCGTGATAAATGAGTTTCCACGTATCGAAGGTATTGGGCTCTTCGATGTAGCTCTCTAAAATCGGCCGGAGGTTTTTCTTCAGATAGAGATTGAGACGAACTATGGAGATGAATTTCTCCGAATCGTCTACTGGGTTCGAAGTGAAACCATGCCAGAGCATAGTGCGCTGACCCTGGGTCCTGGTGTTCTTTATTACGAACAGGTTCATGTACCACTGAGCGAACTCGTTAAGAGTATCCACTTCAGCAGGTCCTCCCAAGTTCTTCATCACCGGACCGAGTGCCGATACGATTACACCCCGGTTCATACCGGAGAACGAATACCAGGGACCGTAGGTAGAAGCGCAGATGGCATCGAGTCCCACTACCGAACCCAGCACATCGCATTTCTGGAGAGAGCCATTCTCGTTGTAATACTTGATACCACCTCCGAAATATGCCACTTCTTTCTTGGCACCAATGGTCTGTACCAGAGTCTTCAGTGCCGAAAGGGTCTCTTCGGGAGTTGCTGGGGTACGAGTGTCAGGAGCATACTTAGGCACTTCCACATACAACATCTGTTCGAAGATGTTGTGTACATCGGCAGCTACAGAGGTATATACCTTGGTATAATCCGTAGGCAGATGCTGATGTATGTGAGAAAGGATTACCGAATATGCCTCGTAGTAGGCCTTGCTTGCCTGATATGCCGAGAGCCATTCGTCTGCCGTAGGAGTAGCCCCTGCATTACCCTCAGTACACTGCATGTATACGTTGGTATCGGAAATTTCCTCGACATCCACGGTACCTTCCGTTATCTTACCCACAGTAATCATCGAGTTCCAGTTGGAGAACTGACGAAGAATGGATATGATATCTTCCATGGTCTGAATACCGGTTGCCAGATTTGCCATGGTACCCTGACCATCGCCTGCCTTACCCTGGATTGCCTCAAAAGTGATGTTGGGAGCATTATCCAGGAAGTTCTGCAGAGTATTCACATTTATAGAGGGATTGGTTACTCCCTCGAAAGTGTTTGCAGATACTGCCGAGAAGAACAGCATTTCGTTGAGCATGCTGTCGTACGTCGGAATATTGGTAATATCATCCCGGCCACCATACTGAATGATGCTTGCACGGAGTGTTGGTTCCGTGGATACATTCAGCTTCAGGTAAAAAGGACGATTGAGATTAACTCCCGTATCATCCAATACCGGAGAACCAGCCTCTCGAGTACGTATGGCCATGTGCATAGAGAGACTGTTCTCAGCCCCACTCGGGTCGGAAATAGTAATGGAAATAACCGAAGAACCGTCTGGTACCGATACCGAGGGAACTGCCTGAGAAGAAGCCGGTGTTACCGACATAGGCTTTGCCCAACCATAAGTAGCCCCAACTCCAGCTACTCGTGATACCCGGACTTTTGCACCCATTTCCAGGGCTTTCATGATGTTTGATACCGAACCATCCGGAACTATTTCCGAACCGAAGATGCGAGTGAACTGTGAGGGAGTTGCAATCAAGTCCTTCGGGTCTTCGAATGGACCCTTAGTAGTACGGGCTACTACATTGATTACACCCAACAGAGGTACACTTGATTGTACATTCAGGTTCTTAAAATTGAACCTTACTCTTGGAGTCTGTGGCATATAATTATTGATTAAGGTTATGATAGTAAAAAAGAATCCACCTCCACGTACCCTCAAGTAAGAACCAGGGTCGATTGGAGGTATAGGTGGGTCAGGCTCCTTGGGGAACCTTCAGAGTGTAATCGGCATTTTCTAGAAGCACGGAAATATCTCTTATTGGAGTAATTACCTCTGGAGGAGTGTTACCATCTAAGAGGCAATCCTGTACTTCAAATTGGTATACCTTTTCCATCAACCCATTATCCAAATCCGGCATGTTATAAAAATTAACTATCCGGAGGAATATATTTCCTGTGAATAGAAATTTGGGTTCTTCGTATGGTTTTAGGTAGCCTCTTTGAGGAACTGACCAGAACATAATCTGATGCAACAGTCTCATGTGTTCTGCAGAATGAGCACACAGTCTTATGTTCATGTATTGTGATAGGGTTTCATAAGGTACTTCAGTTGCAGTGTAACCTATGCCCTCTTCTTTCTCTATTATCTGTCTCGGTAGTCCAATATCTCCAGGATAGAATCCTTCGGAATCAACCACGATACGGGGGGTTTCTTTTATACCTTTTGAGTGATTGTTACCCACTCCGAATATACTGACGTAGAAACCCTTTTCGTCAGTGATCTTTTTCAGGTCTTCTTTAAACCGTTCAGCATTTGCTGCACTGGTTGGAAGATAGTCTTCTGGATTTATAGTGTAGCCCAACTTGATAGCCATATTTAATATAGCCACGTATATGGACCTCTCTATAATTTCCTGAGAATTTACCATTTTACTTGATTGGGTCTTACACCATACTTTTGAAGTTCTTTACGTATCTCCGTTAGGATAAGTTGCTTGAGCTTATTCTTACCACCAGCGGCTTTAAGAGATGGTGCCCATACGGGCCGGGGTGGAATCCTACCATCGCTGGAACCGAATTCCAACATCATGGCTAGTTGGTTTAGTGTTAGCTTCTTCTGAGAAGAGCGTCTGGTTCCGATTGGTAATCCTATTAGAACCCTCGATTTATACCTATATAACCCAACTGACCTCGAATAGAGACCAGTCAGGTTATAAATAGGATGTTGTCCCCACCTTTCAATGGTAGCTGGAGATAATGGTTGCCAAGTTACTCCACCACCCATCGGCGGTATACCCAAAGTTAATGACTTCTTTACGATTGCAAGGAGGTTACGTGAGAATTGACTCACAGCTTTATCATATCCCCTCTGCATACTTGGCCCAAGGTTACTGACTAAAGATTCTACCTTTTGCCATTCACCGTTTAGCTTTACCTGAAGTACAAGGTCAGATACTTTGGGAAGTGTGATATTTACCTTCCTTGCCATTTGTTAGAAGTATTTATTGTAAAAAGCCTTCAGTTCATCGTAAACAGTCCTGATAATACCATCTTTGTGATAGTGGTACTCGCCAGCATAACCTTCTATTCCTCCAAGTTTATTTGCCCACTTCTCTGTCCAAAAATCGTAGTAGTTATTAGTACGTTTGTGTAGCATACAATGTAATCCACTACATAAGCCCACGATTGGTAAGTATAATGGACCAAGAATTCGAGATTGAATACAATGACCAAACTCGTGATTATATACTGGTTCTCTTAATCCTGACTTCTCTGATAGGAAGATATAGTTTCCTAAACTTACTCCTCCATTCATTGTTGGAGCCACATAGAAAGCAGTACTCCTTTGTTTTAGGATTCTTTTCTCACCCCGTAGGATTATTTTATAACCGAGTCCGGCAAGGTTTTGAGGTAATTGCCAAATATACAAAATGATATGCCCAAGAATATGCAGGAACTTACCAAACTTAGTTTTATGTTGGTGTTCTTTTAAGATACTGGACATTGCCTATTCTTTCTTAAGAGATGCCTTTACTTTGAGATAGTGAACAAAATAACCGGTAATGAAATACACTATCGGGTATAAGATGAGCAAGAAAGCTACCAACCCATTGTCCAACCATCTCCAAATGCAGGAGAAGATAATTACTGAAGCTATGGCCAAGGAAATGTATAGCCATCCAAGTTTTGTAATGTTCATGGTTTATAGTTTTAGTTGTATGGAGCCACATTTATAAAGAAATGTTTTACACTTCCCACTACTTGGCAGAGTATGGTGTACACCTTATAACCGGAGGTAGGTGCTACATCGGCTGCATTCTGGTGCATGTGTATCACACTTGTACTATTTTGTTTACTAAATGTAGGAGTTATATTATATGCACATATAAGTGAAGCTGTTGGGGCTAGGTCATTGAAAGTATGTTCTAGTAGGGTCGGTGTGGGATTACTTGAACCAGTATACCAAAGGGAATCTTTACCTCTTAGATACAACATAGCTACATTTGTACCAGATGTATACCATATCAAACTGGTTGTACCTATATATATCGCACTACCCTCGTTCTTAATGTAGCCAATGATTTGGTCTTCTGTAGCTTGGTCACCTAAATCGCTAAAATTAGCCTCGAATAGGAAATATATCTCATGAGTTTCTATCATGAGATAGAATGCAGTAAATAAGTCATTCTGAGTATCACCGTCCCACCTTATCATACCTATTCCAGAAGAATCTCCAAAGGTTTTAACAGTATTATTACCTGTCATCCATTGTAACTTCCTTAGAGCATCTACTAGAGTATCACCGTTTTGGATATAAGGGTCTTGGACATCACCATACCTAATGATATCTGACCAACTAGATATCATTAGGTCAGAAAGACTTCCACCACCGCTTACCTCTTCCCAACCAGAATCGGTACTTACTTTACCAGATATATACACTTTATACCCACGGAATAAGGTTTTCTTGCCTTGTACCCATAGTAAATATTCTACTCGTCCTATAGTAGGCATTAAACCCGTGGCTATGGCTATACCATAATAATTACCAGAAGTTATACCTGTATTAGATGGTCCATTTACTACAGTAGCAGCATTAGCCACGAAGAACTTTACCTTAGTATTTTGAGTACCATCAGAAAAGGGGGCTGAATCATTAAAATCAGTTATTACTAAATTATTAGGGTCAGCCTTACCTTTGAAAAGGTTGGCTATCTTCTGCAAGGTAGTTTTCTGTGTGGCTGATATCTGAATTTGTTCGGTACCAGTGGGAGTTACATCAGTAAACTGAGAACTACCTATTTCATGAAATTCTGCCATGATATTTATATTTATTGTTTACTTTCGTCTTGTATTCTGTTGCTTATATCCAGCTTTCTGGTCGTCATACATAGATACTATGTTGGAGAATGTGGCTACAATTAAACTATCAGTTATCTGAACTACAGTGAGATAAGCCTCAGCTTGTTGGGCAGTTGTTACTCCGGTAGTTGTAGTCCTAAATACCAAAGTCTTCCTTCTCTCTACTCCAGTAAGGTTTGTGTCTGAAGTTATCAGGGATTCAGAACTTCCTTCTATTCCGGTATAATCAATATAAAAATTATCTCCGGAGCCGTCATCCCATGGTATACTAACTTTTGCCATACTCTGATTATTAAATTAGGGATATAGAGGGGATATCCCACCCCTCTATACCAAAATCCCTTGGTCCTATGCCTTGGGAGTAACCGTAAAGGTAGTGTTGGTGTCCACCGTAACCTGTACTGCCGAACCATCCTGAGGAACATTGACTGAAGTCGGTGCAACTTCGATGAATGGGTCACCTGCAGTCTGATGGAGAGTAGCAGTTGCTTTCTGACCACCATTAGCTGTAGCAATAATCTGTTGCGTACGAGCTTCTATGGTTTCATTAGCTGCAGCACTCAGTGTAAGGCTGAAATCATATTTTGCTTTAGCACCTGGGTCGCCAGCGATTGCAACACCGCTTGTAGCTTCAGCACCGTTTGCCGTAAACTTAATAGCTGCAACATCAGCCCCGATAATATCTCCCGTACCCTTAGAAAAGGTGATTTTGGTAGTGTTTGATACACCGGTTAAGGTTATCGTACCACCATCCTTATCTACTGCCGGGTTAGTATTATCAAACCTGATAAACTCGGCTGCTGGGAGATGATTAGCAATGAATTGCTTCTTCTCAGCTACTCCTGTACCCTCTACTTCAAAGGTAGCAACCTGTGTTAAACGATTCCCTCGGTTAACTACTTCGGCTTTTACCTGAAGAGTAGTATCACCAGAACCAGATGATGGATTAACTACTATACCGTTCTGTTTTACTTCGGCCATTTTTTTTTTATTTGGGTTTAACTTTGAATGTCGTATTAGTCTTTACGGTAGTTTCATCCTCATAGTTATTCATTTCGCTTAACTCAAGGATGTACTTAGTTAACTCTACGTACCTATCGATGTTCTCCATGTAGGAGAGTATCTTTTTAGTTTCTTCTGGAGTTTCTCTCTTCAGTACTACAAAAAAGAGCAAAGCTTCATCATGTGCCTGAGCAACCTGAGTATCACCAGTTGGTGAATAGACCTTTCCATTGATTACGAACTTATCCTGTACCCAGTCAAAGTTCCAATAACCTTCTTTGGTTAGATGTCCATTCTCTTCAAGTGACCTTTTAGTTACATATAATACAATATTTATACCGTCCAGTTCACCTGAAACAGTCTCTTTTAATGAAGGCCAAGTTCTTATGAAGTTGTACTGAATCAATCCGTCCAGAAAGTACGGTTCGTAGTTATTACCAGTATCTTCACCGTAAGACAGAATCTGGTCAAATCTCTTTAACCAGATTAGAGGTTGTTTACCTGCATCCACTTCAACAAAGTCATTTACAATGGCCTTGTATCGGTCCCATACTCCTTTTGTAATCCTTTTCCTCCGTGCCATACCCTATCTCTTTACAGGGAAGCCTGGGTCTGGGCCATCTAATGGTCCTGGCCTCCGGTGGTTGACTACTTTTGGAACTACTACCTTCTTCACTGTTCGGCAAATGGGTAGATAGATGGAAAGTCTTTCAGCAAGCATACACAGATTTTGTTTAAGTATATCAATAACTCCACCTGGTTGCATTGCTTTTATGACATTTGATGAGGTTTTAGATTCAGAGTCAGTATCGTTGAAGAATTCTACCTCAGTTGGACCTGTTTGTATTCGCTTAACCTCACCTGAACCCCGGCTTGACTCTGAAGACTCGGATTCAGATGTAGAGGATGAGTTACTCTCTTTAACTGATTCTGCAGTGGCACCAACCATCAATGAAATCTGCACTACCATATAATCATAGGCTGCCAATTCCATAATTAGCTGGTTTTCTAGAGCTTCGTAATACAACTCATTATTAAATTCCTCTATAGGTACTTCATGATTTACTAGCGGCTGAATATATAGCTGCCATTTTTCAATAAACTGTTGCTTCTCTTTAAGCGTAAGTTTACCGAAGATATCCTCAGGGATATAAGTGTCTATCAGCTCGTAGATACTGCCAGGCAACTGGGTCTTTACCTCTTCACTAACCCCAATAACCTGAGTCTTGGATAATGCAACTCCTCCGACGTTGTTAGTTATGGTCATCTTGACCACGTAGTCACCAGAAGCTTCATAAAGATGGGAAGCAGTTACCACACCAACGTGTGATTCTGTCTTCCCATCACCAAATACCCATGTTACTGTAAAGTCGTGGGGTAGTTCATCAGCGAATCCCCTAAACCTTGCATTGAGTCCAACTACGGTAGATAAAAAATCTACCGTTTCCATAGCTTACTCGTCGTCTTCGTCCTTCAACTCATCGAGGATAGCATTCACCAGGTCGAGCTTGGTATCACCCTCTTCAGGCTCAATCTCCAGGGAGATGGCCAAGGCCTTCAGCTCTTCCGTGTTGAACTGCTCCTTGATTTTCTCGGGAGCCTCTTCTGCCTCGACTAGGTCTTTGAACTTCTTCTTAACGGCTTCCAGGTCTACTTCCTTCTTGGTAGCGGGTGTATTTGCCTTTACACCGCTAGCCTTTAACTCGTCGGCTTTTGCTTCCTGAAGGTAACCGTTAGCAAGAGCTGCTTTGATTACCCGGGAGTTGAACTGTTTTTCGGTTATCTCCACAACCTCGTTATGGAGAACCTTAATCTTGGAAGCCTGGTCGTAGAATATACTGGCTTTCGGATTAAGTTTTATGTACTTGGGACTTGCCATAGTTAAATTGATTAAAGGGAGCGGCATTACACCGCTCCCAGGTTTGAGTTGTGAGATTTACTCGATGATACCGGTCAGGTAGTTATCCACGTTCATGTAATCAGGGAATCCCTGAGTACTGAAGTTCTTCGTTGCGTCGATGAGGATAGAAGCATCCTGGTACATCTTAGAGAAACCAGTCGTCAGCGAAGCATAGATAGCCTCGGTCTGGTTGGATACGATTCTTTCCGATTCCAGCATGAGCTGTTTTGCAGTCAGCTTAATCATGGCAGCTGCCGGGTCTACTAGCATAACCTCGTTTTCCGGAGTTCCACCATGAATATAGAAATCTGCCGAGTTGGGAACCGGAGTTTTCAGGTTCAGGCGGGCATCAGTTGTACCCGACGAACGCAGCTTGAACTCGGGAAGGTCGAGAAGGTCGAGTGCCTGCTCTTCACCGCCGATGATGGTACGGAACTGACGACCCAAGCGAGATGCCCGAATCCATACCCGGAGAAGGTCACGATACTGGATGCCCTTTGTGGTATCTCCTACACCGATGACCGGAGCCGATTCCGAACCGTCCAGCTTGTTGCCCTTTACGAGGACATCCATGGCCAGAGCATCCATTGCATAACCCAGCTGAACACCGAAGTCACGAAGGAATATTGCCATTACGTCCATCGATACGTAGCTTCGTACCTCGTCGGTAACCTTGAAACCCTTGCCGATTTTGAAAAGGTTGACCGACTTCTGGCCGAAAGATACGGTACCCAGAGGAATGGTCTCAGCCTCGTTCACCCGTGCAGGGTTAGCGTCTGACATGTTGACGAGCGGCATGATTGCCGTCAGCCCATTGATAGGCTGGTCGGATGCGATGATGTTGGGATAGAATGGTGCTTCTCGCATTCCCAGATAGATTGCCTCACGGACAATCTCCGGAACGAGCCAACGAAGTTCGGGATTCGGCATGGAGTATATATTCTCCATCGTGTCGACTTTGGGATTGAACCCGACGGCTTTGAAATAATCCTCCTGGGTAATGCCATATTTCTCCTGGAGCATATCACCCAGATGAATGTCTACCGGGAGACTCTTGTTGCTTCCCTGTCGGAAGCCATCCATGTTCTTTACGATTTCGGGAAGCTCCTTTAAGTACTGGTCCCGAGTGAAAGTTTTTTCTGCCATGTTATAAATGTGTTTTTCTTGTTATTTTGCAAGGATTCGTACCAGTTCACCTGCCTCTGCCGTGTTTATAGCCAGGAAGGGAGTCTCGGCATTGGAAGCCGAGGGACTAAAGTTGGGATACGTGCCGCTGTCGTCGAGAGTACCGTCCGTCTGAACATAACCAGTAGTGGTTATCTCAGCCTTGGCGATACCATGGATAATGGTGTAGCCCTGGACCATTACCGTAACCTCTACTCCGGCTGCCGTAGGAGGATATGCGGGATATTGGCTGTAACCGATAGCGATACCGATGTACATTTCGCCCAATGCTCCGGTATACGGAGAAATGGTACCATCAGTGTTCAGCTTTACGGGCTGACCCTGAACTATGGTATCGCCTTTCTTTACCGGGAATGCCTGATGAAGCTTGTGCGATTCACTTTTGTAAATCACAGCCTGCGGGGTTCGGGAACCCACTTTGTGTAAGTCTGCCATAATTTAATTTGAGATTTAAGTTACTTTTCTGTTATTTCTTTTCTCCTCGAAGTTTCCGGTCGGCCAAAGCCTGGGCAACTGCCTGAGTAGACTTGTCTCCGTTCTTCGTCTCGTCTTCTACCTCTGGATTGATAGACGATGCCCGGCCCACGTCCTGAGAACCGCAATGATTGCAGTGCATCGGGAATTTGTCCTCCAGCTGTGCATCGTAGGTCTTACGCAGAGCACTGAGGGTCTCCATGGTAGTTCCTTCGTTCTCCAGGAGTGCCAAGATATTCTGGTCTACGTTCTCCTCGCCGGAAACTTTCTTGTAGGCAGCCACCGTCTCCTCACGGAAGGATTTGATATGACCGTCCCAGTTTTTCTTTGCTTCCTTGTAAGATTCCATGTCCTTCTCGAGATTTGCTTTCTCTTCCTTGAGAGTCTGAATCTCAGTGTCTTTGGAAGCCACGGCCTCAGTGAGGCTCTGATTCTGCTGTACCAGGTTTTTAATCTGGGTGAGAGCCAGCTCTGTCGAAACTTCCTGACCTTCAGAAAGGGTCAAAAGATTTTCACCAAAGAGGCTCGCCAGCACTTGCTGCAATTCTTTGTCCATGTTTGTTTTATTTGTTTGGTTATTGTGGTTACCCTTTCTGGCACCCTTTTCATTATTAGATTGGGTGGTATTGTACTTTATCTCTTTTTCAGAAAGAATCTTGAAGTCGAACATAGATACCCTCTTTGCTGGGTCATTTGCTTCGGCAGCTTTTTCTTCAGAGAAAGAATAGTACTGACTTCCTGCATAAGCAGGGCTGTTTAACTTACCGCTTTTGATAAGCTGGGCAAACGGGTCTGCCCCATGCCATACCAGAGATGTCTCTTTATAAGATATAATCTTGGTAACAACTCTACGAATCAACTCCCCATTCTCAGTATATGTACCAAGTTTGGAATAGAACTCCCATATATATTCAAAGGCATGAGAAGGTTCCCATGCAAACTCTACAGTTACAGAATTAGAATGTATTGACGGAGGGTCCATCTGAATACCACGAGCTATACGGGGATTGGAAAGCCCATCTATCTTCATGATACCATTGATACCAGCAGGGATAATTATCCCGGTCTTTTCATCCTGATAAGCTTCTTGCCACTCTACAGACTTAACTGCTCCAATAGCATTAGCTACATCGGTCTCATGGTCAAGGTTAACTGATTGACCTACCAATAAGGGCATTGATTCCTTCAGTACTGCTTCTGGAAACTCAGTGGGATTGTACTTCTTTGCCACTATTGCGGCAGAAAGCATTCGGAACATTGGCTCTATAAAGTCACTGTCCTTTGGCTTTAACATTTCTGGAGTTACTTCTGGCATGAACTGGTTGACATTCAAAGTGCCTCCCCACATACCAAACCTTTCCAGTGACTTCTTAGGGTCTTCACTGAAGTTGACAGTACCCTTGTAGAAGTTTTCGGAGAGAGAGTGAGCATCAATAACTACTTCTGGTACATTAGATACCATCAAGCTATGAGCCGCACTTAACACCATTACATCGGTGTTCTGATGAACATTTGTCATAATTTATCTTGGTTTACTGTCTTGGTCTTTTCTTTTGGGATTAGGGTTTGTTTTATCCCTGGTCCTACGGTCTGACTTGTCTTTGTCATCTTCCCGTTTCTTTTTCTTCTTACCAGTATCTGAATCTCCCGTACCATCTGAATCATCCGAATCCACAGGAGTTCTTGGTTCGGGTTGGTCCGGAGTTTCATAACCCATATCACGAGCAAACTGGTCCTGACTGATGATACCCTGATTATACAGGGTTACATTTACACGAGCCCGATATTCACGGGCCTGCTGTAACTTAATATCATCAGAAACAGTTGAAGTCCCGAACTTGATAGTTATTCCCTTATTATTGAACCCCGCCAGGCGCAATTCTAGAGAATAAAAAAACTCCAGTACAAAGATTACCAGGGTTTGGATATTCTTTAACTGGGATATCATCTTAGACAGCTGTATACCAGCTCCACCCTCGGTACCACTCTGTGATGCAGATACTCCAATGATAGAACCATTTACTCCGAGGCCGTTTGCTACGGATTGCTGATTCATATTCCAAGGGAGGTTTATATTCTGCATAGAAGCTGAAGTAGACCTTAGTTCGAATTCGTGGTCATCAATGTAACCAACCACTACTCCGTCAGACATACCTCCAACAATATTGGTCTTCATCTTCCTTAGAGTACTTTCCAAACGAGCAGCATAGGCTTTTTCACTCTCTCCAGCAGTACGTGGAGGTTTAGCCATCTTAGCTTCAAGGAAACCAACCATACCCATTACCTCCATGATATGTTTGAAATTCTTTCTCATGGTATGCTGACCAGCTATAGAATCCAAAGCAGACATAAATGGAGGTACCCCGTAGGGTTCATCGGTATCATTGTACATACCTACATAACAGTAGGTCTCTGTATTCAATCGTATGAATGAATCTTTGAGACCATCTACCAAACGTGGGTTTCTTTGATATGGGTGATATACTCCATTGTTCTCTCTCTTAAACCTTATAGTTTCTGGTTTTATGAAGAGTATGGTTTCCAGTCCTGTTAACTTCTTGTTTGGTACTCCTTCTACTGATATAGCACCACCAACGAGAAGCTGAACTATGAATTTATTCACTAACCCGTCAATACCAGCCGTATACTTAGACCACTTTTTTGATACATCCCTCAAGTGCTCCCTCATCTTGGTAGACTCTTCTGGAGTATTGTTTGGGAAGTCGATAGTATGACCTGTATTCGACAGCTTGAACATGTCCTGCAATGCAATGCTGACGTCCGGGTTTATCTTGTACAGGTCCCGAATGATAGGTATTAGTTCTGTTCTGAACGTTGGGGTAACTAAGTTCGTCATACCATTGAGAGTGGTAATGAGTTCAGAGTTCCCCACACCATCATCTGGTTGAGAAACTCTGCCCGGACTTATTGAACCCTTTCCCTCATCTTTGTTCTGAGATTCCACAGGCTTAGACCTGGTGAACCAACTGATAGGATTAAGTTTCATGTTATATTGAATGGTTTATGCTTACTGAGGAATTACTACAGTACCAGATGGACTGTGAGACCTGATATGATTTGTGATGGCTTTACCGAATATAGCATCATCGGAATATGTTTCACCTTCCAAATCCAGGTCCATTGATGAATTATTCATTCTATGCTTACCACGAGCAATAGGTCTTCCGGCACCATCATAGATAAATGTGTATGCTTCTTGTACGAAGAACGGGTCTTTTACAATTACGTTCTCTTCCCTAATATCCTTCTCTAAGTTCTCAATGATTACAGAACGATTCTTGGTTGTAGTTAACCATCCCGGGAACTTATCTTCCTCAGGTCTGTTCTTCCTCTTCTTACGTAAGAGCTTAGTATAGAAGTATAGATTAGGATATCCTTCATCTTGAAGTATGGTAGTTACCGTCATACCAACATCATTGGTCTCTGGTGCTAATTTAGCAAAGTTGAACTTCTCTCCGATATCTCCAAGTAGTCTGGCATACTTGTTCAATGGTATTCTCCCCTTATATACTGCAGCCTCTTCTCCCTCTTTATCCATACAGGTGAAAGCAGAGTAGTCTGTACCTCTACCAGTAGCACAGTCACCACCGATAAAGTATTCTTTGTTCGGGTCGGGTTCATTGAACTCTTTATACTGACCTTTGAGACGAGTATTGATAACAGGATAGTCGAATAGACATTCTTCTATAGCCTTAATATCAGCTAAGTCGAATACTGTATTACCAGATGATAAGAAGTCACCATCTATCTCCTGAGCAGTTCTCTTGGGACCAAGAGCAGCAGACATTTCTTCATACCATTTCTCATCTCTGTCAGGGTGCATCTGCCAATACAATCTGATTGGGTTGAATGGGTTGCCCCCAGATATAGCATCTACCCAAGTACTATGGAAGAAGTTCCCTACACCATAAGGAGTGTTATGAGACACGTAGTCTTCGTTTATGAGATAAGATTCATCGTTTTCAACGCAAATATCATAAATGGTGTCGTAATACTTCCTGACTACTTTCAGCTTAGAAAGGTAGATACTTGTACATCTTTTACCAGATACAATACGTTGAATATATGGTTTGTTCAGCTTAACTCCGAACTTATCTTCAACCTCTTTAGATATCTTCTCTAACACTCCATAATAGTAACCAAGTTCTTGATAACGATACCTTATGTAAGCTACTACTCTTAAGTCGTAGTTGAATCCACCTTTCAGCTTAGACCCAAGCTTCATGCCATAAGAGTATTTTGCAGCTTTTTGACTGTTCTCAGCTACTGTAACTATCTGGAGATTGGTTACATAGTTGTCTGAAGGATTGTTGTTAATGTGGTCAACTACATATCCTTCTGGAATTTCTCCTAAGAATACTTTAGCCACCAGATTGTGGACACATATCTTTTTCTTTTGACCCTTATTCCACAACCTTATATTTAGGTATCTCTCCCTATTATTACAAGGTCTTGGTAACTTCTCTACCCTCGTCCCATTCTTTACAATGAAGATTCTTCCCCAGTTGGAGACTTCATAGTTTGGATAACCAGGTATGGGTTTGCATATCTCTTTCTTGGGTTTTATAGTTACTGGATTCTGCTCCAGACCGCTTATACCAGTATGATAGAAGATAGCAGGTATATCTCGTTTGATTATCTCTGAAACAGGTAACCAACCTTCAAGAGTATATAACTTATGTTTTGGAGTACATTTAATAACCCTACCTTGCTCATTGTGAACTTCCCAAGTTTTTAGTACACCCTTATTTACAGAACCAAGTACTCTCTGCCACTTTCCGGTATGTGATAATACTCTCAACCCGAGATGAGATATATCCATCTTACCAAAGGTCTTAGGACATATAGAATCAACTCTGAAAGGTCCATCTTCACCTATTATCTGAGTGTCACCCGTGATACATGAGTTTACTATAGCAGCACCACCAGTTGATAGAGTAGGGAAGGCTGATGCCCAGATGGTTGAAGCCCACCTTACGATTGCTGCCTCATCAATCACTAACAACGACAAAGATTCAGAACGACCAGCTTGGTCAGAGGTTGGAATAGATTCTATTACAGAACCATTTGCAAACTCTATAGTTGATACAGAACCGAACTCCCCTGCACGACCGTTTATGATAGGCTCTTGCAGATATGAAGGAAGATTCTTGTACATGAACTTAATCTTCTTTAGTACCTTCTTTGCTACGGTGTCCTTGATTGAGATAATATTTATCTTCTTGTTAGGGTGATACATTGCTAACCAAAGACAGTAGAGAGAGATTAGCTCAGTAATACCAGCCTGACGAAACTTTAGGATGATATTGAACCTGTTGAGCATGAATTGGTATAGCACTGCCTTCTGAAAAGGGTAGAGCAAAAACTTTACCATACCCAACACTGGGTTTATCACGTAGCAGAAAGTAGAAAAGAAGAAAGGGTCTTTCATCACCCGAACCAATGTCTTAAGTTGTTCGGGTGTAAGACTTGCATCTTCAACTAATGTCTTCTTTCTTGCCATGTCAGAAATTGTATGAAATTCTTAAGTACGGGTCGAGACCTAAATTATCCCGAAGTTTAGGATAATAGTTGATATTCAACCCGGCTTCATAATTAAATTTACTGGTATTGTATTTCAAGCCTAAATCCAAATCATGGAAGTTATGTACTGGTCGTATGGTATACTGAGCTACTGGATTAAATCTTTTTAAGAAAGATGTTTTCTTATGGGTTAATTTACCATCCAGGTAGTTATATTGATAACGAAAGTAATTAACTGAATACTCCTCAGTAATAAGCTTACAATCAGTATTGAATGTAGTGATAGATAGTTTATCCCTATTTGAAAGTATTTGCAATAATTTAGGAGCCAGAGGATAATTGGTCAGGAATAATTCATTGTATTCAATTTTAGTTGAATCCTTTTGAATGATAGTAACTACTCTATCAACATATTCTATTCGTTCAATGGGAACAGAATCAACCCGATATAGGAACACCATTCGGGGTAATTGAATCTTATGGAATTCAACTTTGGGTACAAATGGATTATTAACCACAACAGTATCAACCCGACGAGAAGAATTTTTAAGGTCATGACTTAATTCAGAATTTCGGTTCCATAACCAGAATATTGTTAAGGCCATAAATATGAAGGCCGAGGTTAGGATTACATTTTTCATGGTTCAGGGTTT